TGCTTCAACAAATTGCCTATTTTTTACACCAGAACTTGCGCCACATCTTAAGTTTGAAATTTTATCTCCAGAAGTAATACTTGCTGTTGTTGTGTAATCAATATTAACGGTTACATAATCTTTAAGATAATTATATTCTACTGTACCTTTTCCGTTTAACAGTGTTCCACTATATTTTTTAATGCCTACGTTATTATAACTTTCAACTAATCCTTTAATAATATAGAAATTATTTATATCTATACTAGGTGATTGTGTAGTCATATCACTAATAAGTATTGTGATAGGTTTATTGTAATAACTTTCAGCTAATCTTATCATATCGTGGATATAATTTTTACCATTTAATAGTGTTGTTTGATAAACAATATCACCATCAATTTTTAACTGCAATGTATGTTTATTAGTGTCATTATTATATACTTCTGCACCTACCGTATACTGACCACTAAGTAGTGAATAGTTTACATAACTAATAGCACTTTGAGTTTTTCCAGAAAATGTAAAACTATTAGTATTTACATTAACACTAAGACTATTAGCTATTGATTTAAAATCACTGATACCGATAATATTATCACCTGTGTAATCAATTTTATCCCAACATTCACCACTGCCCATAGCATAAATCATAGCTTCGGCAATCATTTTGTATGTTTCACTAGTTGGGTGTGTCATATCAATAAGCAATTCGTTCCAGTTACCTAAGTTAATGTTGACGCTTTTAAATAAATTAATAACAGGTATATTTAATTTATAACAAGTGTCGCAAACAGCATTAACATAGCTTTCACATAATACGTTAAATTTGTTAGGAATACCCTGAACACTTTGTCCAGATGGTAACATAGTACACATATAAATTTTAGCACTACTTTTAGCGTTATTGATAATTGTTTTAAGGTTGTAATATAGAGCATTTTTAAAATGCCCATAACTAGTAGCACCGCTGATTTCTGAAATAGGTTGTGCAGTGTTCCAGTCGTTATACCCACATAACACCACTATATAGTCGGCATTATTCAGGTTTAAACTTTCTAATTTAGCGTATAAGGTGTTACCTGTTTTTCCTGTAACGGTCATACCATTAGATCCGTAATTTAAGCTTTTGCAATTTGTCATAGATTGAAACGCACTAGGCAATGTAACGCTTGTTTGTCCACCTGTTGTGTCATCGCCATACACAGTAGAATCACCAATAAAAGCAACTGTTTTTCCGGAAAATTGGTTCTCAATTAAGTTAGCTTTCACTAGACCCTCTATTGAACCATCGTTAAACCACTCTGTTAATATTTTATTAACAGTATTAAATAAATTAGTGTTAAAATTATTTTTAAAATCTTCCCACTCTGTAGCTAAATTATTATTAGATTCAATAACCTCATTCAATTTATTTGTGACCTTGCATAATACTTCATAGTAACTTAAACTGTCGTCATATACTAACGGTAGTATTTTATGACAATAGTATCTAATTTTATTTATCATGTTATCACCTCACCACAATTGAAAAAACATTTCTTCAAATTCATCAATAACCATCATATCAATATTAAGAAACGTTTTCCTAAATTCATTCAACAAGTTACTAAAGCTTCCACTTCCTCGTTTACCTATAATACTTTCAGCATAATCTTCTGTACTATTAACACTTTCATTTTCTGCACTATCTCGCTTTCCTGTAAACACATCATTACTTGTATTAGTATTTGTAGTTTTATCTACACTGTTACTATTAAACGTATTATTACTAGTAATATTATCCGTACCATTACTATCATTACTAATCTTTCTAGCATTCGTCAAGTACGTTTCATTTTCAACATTCTGTAAGCTTCCTTGCGGTGTATCACTATACAAGTCTCTTTCAACGCTATCACCGTGAGTAGATCTATCAGTATTATTTTCACTACTACCACTATTATTAACATTTTTATTCATATCACTAGTACCAGAAATATCCCTTTTATCATTCGTATTTTCAGTTCCGCTCTTATCCCTATCACTATTTCCTCTCCTATTACCAGTAGTCTCAATCTTAGTATCAGTCAACGGATCAAACTTCAACAACTCACTCTCATACAACTGATTATAATACGGCATGATCTCTTCCAACTTCGTATTCATCCAAAGTTTCCACAACCCGACCGTCTCACATCCAATTTCCCTAGTATAGTAATGCTTCAAAATCTTCTTACAAAGCACTTTCCTATACTCTTCGTCGAAGAAATTCACACCACTATCAAACACCTTACTCCAGCTTTTCTCCAAAACTTCATCTACACTATTACCATCAGCACTCTCACTTAACCCAGCAAAGTTTTCACAAATAAACCTTACCTCTGTTGTATACTTACTCATCACTATCACCGCCATTCTCTTCATTATTAAACACATCTTCTGGATTAATTTCTTGATAATCTTCCCTATAACTAACCTCAATATTAGTTCCAAACATAGCATTAATTTTTTCAACAGCCTGTCGTCTAGCTTCAAGTCTACTATAGCGACTAGCAATAGTTCCACCTTGATTCCTCGTAACTTCGTCCGTTATCAATCTTTCCTTTTTCTGAATATTAATATTACTAATACCCAAATACGTCAGTGCTTCATTCCAAATCTGAGTCTTCAATTCATAAATTCTATCTGCAACATAAGGAGCACCAGTGCTAATACTTTTCAACCCCTCTGTATTCAAAGAACTATCACCAAAAATAACAGGTGCGTTTCCATCATACTCCTTATACAAATTAACTAAACTTAACCTCTGTTTTTCATTTCCCTGTACAAGGATAGGCGTCTTTTGTGCATTAGCATTTACATCAATGATTCTATCTAACATCCACAATCTTCTAGCATACGCTCTAATATCCGCTTCACTAGGGATATGCAAAAGATTATTCCAGATAATAACAGAGTTACTATCTTTCAACAATCTGTTATACCCATTATAACTACTATACGCTCTCCTTAAAATAGGATACCCGTACACATCTAAACCGCCGTTGTAGGTACAATCAAGACAAAGATTTCCCATCACTTCATCATCGAAATACACCATACACCCATTAGAAAAGAGGTGTAACTCAATGTACCTACTATCAACAGATTCAGGTAGTCCTTTCCACTCAAACATAGAGATTGCAAGTTCAGTTAATCTATTAACATACTGTACATAAGTTCTATTATTCAGAATTGCACTTTCATCAAAATAAGTCTTTCGTCTTCCCACGTTATCACCTCACTTATACTGGACTGTTATCTAGTGAGTAATCACCCACCTCACTCGGATTCTTCCAGAATGTAATACCATTATCATAAATCTTACAAAGATGATTCATAGCATTAGCTGGAACACTACCAGTTAAATTAACATTCCTAGTTTTTAAGTAATTCCAGTGCGGTCTAGCACTATAATTCGGAATCTTACAACGATTAGTAGCATAACCATACATGGTAAAATAATCGTCAATCATTTTACCGTACTGCTTACTTATACTAACTCTACCGCTATAAAAGTTGTGCGTATGACTAGCGATATTAGAGTTGCCGTGACTCAAATTACCCTTAGTAATATCAGCTTGAATACTTGCTTTATAGCCATTACCTAAAAGTCCAGCAACAGCATTTGCTCCACTTAAACCAGCTAATAATGGAATGCTTGCACCGAAAGTAGTTGCGGCAGTAGCACCAGCAACAATAGCACCAGTTGTGCCTAAAATAGGCAACGAGTTTTGCGCTAACCATGCTCTAAAAGCGTCAGTACTCCATGAGCACATCGGGTAATTTTTTAATGTGATCGCTTCTGTGCTTAGCCTATCTACACTTCCTTTGTAATGTATAGGTCTAAGCGTGCACTCAACAGGCATAGTTAGGCATGTATCTATTTTAAACTCTGGTTTTAAGTTATCAAAAAATTCATATCTAAAAGCTGTGCTTTGTTCTCCACCAGCATCTACATGAAAATAGTTGTAAGGGTATGTTAGTAATTTTTTGTTTTTTGGCACATACCCGTCTACGCTCATATTTTTATTAGCCGCAACTGGTGTAGTAATTGTGATAACTGCGCCCTCTGTGTTACCTGTATTTTCTTCACCCATGTCACCTATTACGTCATCAAAAGCCGCTCTAGGAGCCATGTACATACCTACAATCGCTTCTGGTTTTTGTACATATTCATTTATTTTATTTTTAACAGCATCTAAAGTGTCTGTTCTATATACAAACATATGACACCCACCATATACACCGTCAAACAGTGCCGCATTAGGTTCTTCCTGTTCATCTGATATTAGTACAACAATTATAAGTTCTTCTAATAACGTATTTGTTAAATCAGCATAACTTCCATTAAAAACATACTCCCCTAAGTCAAGACCCTCTGGTATAATATTATCACCGATTTCATCAGTAACACTATGTTCTCTTTCAACAAATGACATTTCAAATCTATGATCAAAATACCATGTCTGCATATCGTCAATCTCAAACTGAATTTCCGTAGTAACATTATTGATATATACCACATCTGTAATAAAAGCATAAAACCACTTATTACCAAAACCGCTATTCTGAAACATCATGTAATTACAGTCATACAATTCATCTGCTGTTTTCTGCACCCTCGCATACCCTCTATTCACTCTCTGATATGTCTGGTTACTCAAAACAAACTTTGCCTTACTTGTGAAGTATTCAGACTGAGCTGTTACACTTTCAAAATATAGCGTGTGTTCATAAGTATTATCCAATGGTACATCTTTTAAAATTCTAATGTTTGTACTAGGTTCTACATACATATAAATCACCTTTTTCTTATTCTGATTTTGTTGCTTTTCTTGCTCTACTTACCGGTGCTTCTACAATACCTAAATATTTTTTAATTTCTGCTAACTCTTCTTTTGTCAAAGGTATACTATTTTTACCAGTCAAAACAGCTAATACATTTTCTTTACACCGCACATTTTCACCAACTGTTTCGTGAACATTTCCCAAAGCATCAACTGTATCTGCTTTATAAAACTCTTTCATACAATCACCTCTTTTTTAATTTAATGGTGGGATATTTCACCCACCATTGCACAAGATATAGTTACACTTAAATTATGACTTGCTAAATGTAAGAGTAGCACCTACATTCGCACCAGTCGTAAGTTCAGTTGTTGCTTCATAAGCAACACCACCATAAATCATCTGTAGCTTCGTAGTTGTCTGACCAACAGGGAATGTTACAGCACCGTACTTTTGAATAGCAATTCCTTTTGTTGTAGCGTCTTCTGTCTGAACAAATTCGTAGAAGCCGTTCTGCAAGGTTGCGTTATCTTCCTGCACTTCAAGTGCAAATACAGTACCAACATCTGCAATATCTTTACTAGAAATTTCTACTGTCACAGATTCTGGTGCTGTGATAGTTGCAGTGCTTGTAACAAATACAACAGCATTGCTAAACGGACTGTTTGAAATTGTCTTCCATGTATGATAGAAATAATTCCAGTACAAACCGCTTGCAGAATATTTCTCGGTAAACTTGTTATTGTTGTCATAAACTTGAAACCAGTTTTCATCAAGAATCACAGCTTTTACATCAGCAAGTAGCGCCATCTCTTCTGATGTAACCTCTTCAATTCCGTCAGAATTTGCTCTGATAATGTCAAATCTCTCGTTATCAAAACTAGTCCAGTTATCAATCAAAAACAGTCTTCCCATAAAATCAGCTTTGTCCATGTTAAATGCACTTGCAAGTACATTAACATCAAACTGTGCATTAAACATAGCGTCCATAAAGATCACCTGTCTGTCTTTCGGTGTAGTTGTTTTTACACCAACTTCGTTGTATTCACCAGACATAAACGGTAACAGATTAGACACACCTCTGAACTGTACAGCAGATTCTTTCAAGTCTGTTCCGTCACCAATAGCAACAGGTTTCATTTTACCGTGACTGATTGCTTTAATCAACAGATACTTAAATAACAGGAACTCATCATATTCAGCACCTGTGTAAACAGCGTCTACAATTTTTGCGATCAAGTTCTGAACACCTTCCATAGACAGAAATGCCTGTTTCAAGTCTTCATCCTGAATCGTTACAGGGTACATTACTCTCCAATTCATAGTATGGAAAGCAGAACGAACATCTGGGAATGTTCTCTTGTACTCACGCTCTCTCGCTTTTTCTGGGTTAAAGTCTACACCCTTTGCAATAGAAACAAAAATGTCTTCTACGGTCTCACCGAACTCAATATACCCTTTCTTGAGCATTGAATACGGGTTGTTAAATGTTGCACTTTGCACTCTTACAATCGCAATACGGTTTACAAGTGCGTTAATAAACTGGTTAGCCAGTGCTGGCTGTCCCATCAAAACCTCTCCGACTTTCGGGATATCGTTTGCGGTTTTTACTACTGGCACATTCTGCTGATAATCATAGGAAGCATTCTGGCGAATTACATTCAGAATATCCAATGTAGAAGCATTCAATGTGCTAACTGATACTCTTCTCGGCATCTTTTACATCTCCTTTTCTTTAAAATTATTTATTGGTGAACAAATCTTCGTACCTAGTAGGAACTGGATTTGGTTCATCTGTGTCATCTTCCTCGATTCTTCCGTCTCCCTCTAAGAATCTTTTTCTGTATTTCTCTCTCCACTCACTGTCATTCTCTTCATATTTCTCTTTCCATTTTGTGTTATCACTTGCTTTCTCTGACAGATCATTGTAAGTGTCTGTAAAGTCTTCTAAAATTGCTAAGCTGTCATCAGAAGCGTCTTCACCAATTAATGTGTTAATTGATTCAATCAATTCTTCTCTTGTTTTTACTGCCATTTTAATACCTCTCTTTCAAAACATTCTATAACGTATCATCATCCACACAGGCATTTTTGATTTTTTACTTCCTGCTGTTCCACCAGAACCACCGCCTGCACTAAGTAACCGATACATCATGACTGCATTATTTAAAATATCTGGTTCACCTAGTAATTCATTTTTAATTACCCAAGAATTGATTGAGGAATCCTGAGCGTGTTCTTGAATAAAATCAAAGCATTTGTTTGCATATTCAATTCGTAGAGACGGATCAGTTTCAGCAGGACGTTCCCAACATTTCATAAACGCTTCTGTTAATGATGGAATATCTCTACTATCTGAATTAATAAATTCATCAAGTGATGTAATTCCTGCAAACTCACCTACCCAGTCAGCTTCAACAAATAAGTATTTTACCTGTCCGTCTGGTGAAGTTCTGTCATACCCATTTTCAGATAGCCACTGTTCTAATGCTGTTCTTCTACCACCTGTCCACTGGAAAATACCAAACCCACCGCCTCCGCCTATTTCCTCTTGTGCTGGATTGATGTGAGATTCTCTCCAGGCGTTTCCGCATAATGCTGATACTACATAAATACTCGCACCATATCCAGAAGCACCACCGTCACCGTAACGAAACACTCTCGGAAAACTTTGGGTATAATTCCCAATAGATACTTGATCTGCTAACGGCGCTAAATCTGTATGTGCTCCCATGAATATTGCTGAGCCAGTTCCTTTTTCATAACACATTTCTGTATGGTAACTTGATACACCGATATCCCCGGGAAGAATTTCACCGTTTGGATCAACTTCGGTAAACCCTAGTCTAAGTAATTCATCTGGTTCTGAATATGTTGTAAATGCATTACTATTTGGTGCATAACTTGGTGTTTCAAACCCACCTGCTAATAATGCATAATTAATAAAGGATGAACAATCATAATAGGTAACACCTCCAACTGTCTGTTGATTCCTATATGTTTGAGAATAACCAATGTTTGGGGCATTACACGTTTGAATTGCCCATGTATATGCTTTATTAATATCTGGCATATTATTCCACCTTAATCACTGCTTCAAAACCATTGTTAATAAGTGACTGCTTCAATGCTTCTGCGTTACTTCTGTTTTTAAAAGCACCGCACTGTACTTTATAAAGTACATTACTATCTGTATGATTGTTACCTGTTCCGTTATTAATTGTAAGTCCGTCTACTTCAGCAAAACCGTCTGCAATTGCTTTTCCGATTGATCTCACGTTTTCATCAATCCATTGTGCTAAGGTTTCTGTGTCGTGGAACTCACATTCAATATAAATACAGGTTGCAACTGTGTTTAAAATTTCATAAAGTGTTTCATCACTACGAACACCATAATCTGGTGTAGGTGTAAGAGAAGCAACCTTATTATATACAGATGTAACATAAGCATCGTTTACAGTTGTCGGAAACGTCATGACCAATGTTCCCTGCCCACCGCCAGCGTTTGTATGGATTGGAACGTGATAATCTGCTCCCCAGTCATTGGATTCGGTTACACGGCTCGGGTATGTCCCGTCTTCGGAATTGTTTCCGACTAAAACATCGTAGCCGTAACCTCTCAAATATTTTGCGCATTCATCTGCAATTTGTGTACAATGATATGCTTCGCTGTGTCCAGAACCAGAACAAATATTTGACCATTGATCGCTCGGTGATAAATAAATTTTCATGTTATTCTCCTCTACTGATGTGAAATAATTCCATTAATTTTTCTGGTAACAAATCCGAGTTAATCTTGCTGATGTTTTCTAAGATTGAAACCAATTCTGTTGTACAAGTGTAAAGAACTACAATTGGTAAAATCAAAACGCCTAAGTTTAAACCTATGTAACCACCATAGGAATCTACTACATAAGCTAAAATGTAGCACATAATGAAACCTACTTTTTTAAACAAGCCATCTCGTAACTTTGCTGACTGTAAATCTTTACTTTTAACTGCTGAAATAATGCCACTGATTAAATCGAACAAGTTAAAAATGAGTGCAATAATAATAGGGTAAAACTCTTCCACTTTACCTCACCACCTTTTTATTTTATTATAGCATACTTATTGACTTTTTGCAATAGTTTTGTTATAATTAATTATAGAAATGAGGTGAAAAAATAAATGTCAGAATATTATGACGGAACAAAGTTATTATCAATGCTAGATATAAATGGTGAAAAACCAGAGATATTTATGTGTACAACAAATCGTAGCGGTGGAAAGACAACATATTTTAGTAGATATCTGATGAACCGTTTTTTAAAATATGAAGAAAAATTTTGTCTTGTTTATCGTTATAACTATGAATTGGATAATGTCGCAGAAAAATTCTTTGATGACATTGGGTCTTTATTCTTTCCAGAATACGGTATGTTATCAAAAAGAAAAGCAAAAGGTATTTTCCACGAGTTGTATCTGTTTAAATTGGATGAAGCAGAAGTATTAATTCCATGTGGGTATGCCGTTAGTATTAACAGCGCTGACCAAATTAAAAAATACAGTCACTTCTTTTCTGATATTCAGCGTATGCTGATGGATGAGTTTCAGAGTGAGACGAATCATTACTGCGCAGATGAAGTAAAAAAGTTAATCAGTATTCATACCAGTATTGCCAGAGGGCAGGGAAAACAAGTTCGGTATGTACCTTTAATCATGTTGAGCAACCCAGTTAGCTTGTTAAATCCTTATTATACAGAAATGGGTATCAGTGCAAGATTAAGAGACGAAACAAAATTCCTCAGAGGCGATGGCTTTGTACTTGAGCAGGGATTTAATGAGAGTGCCAGTAAAGCACAAAAAGAAAGCGCATTTAACCGAGCATTTTCTGGAAATGAATATGTTGCATATAGTAGTGAGTGTGTATATCTAAATGATAACAAGACTTTTATTGAAAAACCTGTTGGTAAAAGTGAATATATTTGTACTCTTAGATTTAAAGGTACTGATTATGCAATCCGTGAATTTGCTGAAACTGGTGTTATTTACTGTGATGATAAAGCTGACAGCACATACCCTACAAGAATCAGCATTACAACAGAAGATCATAATATAAATTTTGTTATGCTTAGAAAGAATGATTATTTGCTTTTAAATATGAGATACTACTTTGAAAAAGGGTGTTTCAGGTTTAAAGATTTACGCTGTAAAGAAGCTGTTTTATCAGCTTTATCATATTAACTTAATACGGTATCAACCAACGTGCATATCATTGTTAGATCTGGATAGCACACTTGAAATTATAGTGCCAGACTATTTTCTATCATGCTAGTAGGCTTTGATTATCTCGTTGGATATTGATATAAAATAGAGTAGGTGTCAATCATTGATTGCCCTACTCTATTATTTTAATTAACTGATAGAACCGTTTTCTAGGTTATATAAGTTTGTTAAAGCAGATGAAATTTGTATTAACGTAATTTCTTCATTGTCACTTTCTGTTACTATGGTTATTACTTCTCTACCATAATTATAAAAGTAAACTTTATTTTCCTTAATGCTATAATACCCTATTGGTGCGCCTTTATAATCTAAAAAATATTTATTATTTATATCCAATTCTAATACACTACACACTTTAAATATTATTTCTTCTATATCTGCCACTGGTTTATTCATTAAACACACCTCATTCACATATTCATCTACACTCATATTTTTGCTATCAGTAAATACATAGACTTTATTATAATATATAGATTCTGCTACATCTACTATTTCTGTGCAATTATAATTTAGCATATAATTGTTAAAATCTTCTCTTTTACATTTTTGTTTTCTTAAAATACCGTCAACGTAAAGATCAAAAGTGTCATTAGTAAACTGCTTGCTTATAATAAGTATATCTTTTAATCTTAGCATATTATTTTACCTCATTTCATATGTTGTATCAACAAGTAGTATCCCACCTCGTATACGCACAGGTCGTAACTTATCTGGTACGCATAAACCAACTTTAAAATCAGAATAATCTCTAATAATTGGGTGTTCATTTTCATCAAATAAGAACACTTTTTCGTCTTCCGTCCATTCTCTATGTTTACCTGTGCTTTTATCTGTGTAACCAGAAATATCTTGCTTACCTGTCATTGATAAAGCAAATAAGTTTTTACATTTATCGGGCATACCTGCGCACTTAATATTGTGATAAGGTTCTTCTATTGGTTCTAAATCTTCTTTTACAACGTGTTCTATATAAGTCTTCTGCCTAGTAAAAATTGCTTTATCCCAACAGCTTTCAAGTTTCCAACAGCAAAAGTTTTTATCATGCACTTTTATTCCTGTTATTTCTTCTGGTTCTAAATCACAATGAATGCTGTCTGTATCTGCATATATAAACCCTCGCTTATCCTTACCATAGTAATTTTTCTGAGCTGCCCTAATTGTAAAATTTCTAGCATAACTTGTAATAGCAGAACCACAAGCAATATATCCTGCTTCTTTTTCATACTCTGTTACTGGTATAAAACCTATTGATTTATCCTCTTTAACATAAGCAATCTTAAAAGAAGAGTCTGTACTGCTAGCTAGCTTTCCATATAAGTTATTCAAAAATAGTTTTGCTAACTCTCTTTTTGCTCCTTTTGATTCGATTTTTATTTTTTTATACTTATCTATATACTCGTCAAATATGCCAACTTGTGAATAAAAATAGCATCCGTCTAATATCTCAAAATCAACCAATTCATAATGTTCAATTAATAAATAATAGTCAGTCATTGTTAAGGTTAATTCGATTATATTAGGTACTACTGATCCATCTTCCTCTATTCTGTAAGGACAATATTTTCCAGTTTCTTTATCATACACATCTGATGTTTCCAATGCTTCTGTTCCCTTATACAAAAAATTTCCTTTTATCTGTATAAACGGTAACTTATCTTTTTTAATGTAGAATCGGGTTCTTATTCTAATAAAAAAGTAGCTATCTTCTTCTAAAGCTTTATCTGGTATATAGTTTCCGTTCCAAAATGTCGGAAAAAATATTGGGTATCTGTTACCAGATTCTGACGACATCATACTAGGGTATAGTGAATTAACATCAGCAGTTGTACCGTTATTGTATATTTTATTCTCTTTTCCTTTTACTAAATAGCACCAACCACCTTTATACGATCTTCTTATCCATTCACCAGCGTTATCAACACCATGAATTTTTTCGTCTATTTTTATATCGTATAAGTCTGGAAACATTTCTTCATAGTCATAAACTGAATTTACAGAATGATTGCATATATTTCTGTATTCAGCTAAACAACATGACCCTATTGTTAGCTTATTATGTCCCTCATTAAACATAATTTCTAATGCTTCCTTTACTACAAGAACATCATTTGCAATATACTTCTTTTCTTCTGGTGTAATCTCGCACCCTGCATAACGAAATCCCTCGTATTCCATGTCAAGTTTTTTGTGCTTTGTCCCAAAAGATTCTCCAATACGCTTTACAGAAAATGGTAGTAATTTTAAAGAGTCTCTAATCTCTATAAATTTACCGTCTACTTTTATAACGATAGAATACCATTGCCCCTTATCAGAAACACTGATTCTAAATTCGCCATTTAACATGTACTTCTGATCTTTCCATTTTACATCAGTTTCTTTTTCACCTGTTTTTTCTAACGCTTGTTTAAAATGTTTGTCAACCATTAAATATGATACCCAAAATGAACCGTCAAATTTAAGGTTGTGATAGTAAGCTATTATGTTTGTTTTTAATGATTTAAAATACTCAAACTGTTCGTCGATAGAATGAAATATTTTAACATCATCTGAATATAATTCTACGGAAGCTGACGCCCAAACTTCTGTGCTTACCTGTCCTTTATACACTGTTGTTTCAAAATCACACATAAAATATCTATTTTCTCTAGGTCTCATAAGCCACTCAATGTATTGTCTTAGATACATCATACACCCTCCCAGTTTTCTTCTCTTTCAGCTTCTTCTGATAAGTCTTTTCTTTCTTTTAATGTTAATGTTTTATCTGTTATAGCGTTAGCAAATTCTTGGGAAGCACTATTTATTGCTTCTGATGAACTCCCGTACATAACGTAATCGAGTGTTATTTTCCATTCCAAATATTTCCTTATTCTATACCCTACTTCTGATTTACCTACAAGATCAACTTCTCTTTGCGTTATTGATTTTAAAGTCTCTGTTTCTCTTAATGATGATCTATAAGCGTCTAATGATCTATAACCATACAGACCAGCTTGTGTAATTGGTCTTGATAACCTTGATATATACTCCTCATATGTGTTGTCAAAAATAACTTCCCCTGTGTCTGGTATATGACCATATGATTCTGGTTCGGGTATTACAATGTTTGACTTTGGTGGGTATACTGTCTTTGCTGTTGATGTAAAAAATCTTTGCTCTGCTAATCTATTTGCTTTTCTAGTTTGCTGTGCTTTCTTTGCTCGTTTTAATCGTTCTGCTTTTCTTCCCTCTAGTCCTGCAACAATTTCTCCTTGTGTTGCTTCTCCGCCAAACAATGCTTTTCTATATAGGGTATCTGGTTTTAATTTCTTCAACCGTGCTACACTACTTTTTGTAATACGTTTTGGTATTTTTGGTAGTATGTTATCTTCAAAAATATAACCACGTTTTTCTGCTCTCTTTATAAACCTTTGTATGCGATTTCTTTCTTTTTTATATTCCTGTTGAATTTCTGATTTTTTCTTTGCCATGTTTTACACCTCACAATTTAATATGTTTCACGTGAAACATTTAGAACAAAAAAGGAAGCAATGAAGCTTCCCTTTTTTCATGTATTTCTTAAAGAGAATTAATATCCAATGTGCAATTGATATAATCTCTACCTGCTTTTGTTTTTCCAGAAATCTTAATGATAGAAAACGGTTTTTCGTTCATAATATTCTGAATATCTTTCATTGATCTTTTAAAGGTTGCTGACTGCCCACAGTATACCTCTTTCTCTGGTGTGATAATTGAGATAATTTCTACTGCTTCCCCTGTGGATTCTTTAATGTCTTCAAAGATCATCACTCCGTTTACTTTAATTGACGTTCCATCTTCAACGTCTCTCAGTCCTTTGATGGTTGGAGCAATTGTCATTAAATACTGTTCAACCTCTGTAAAGTCTCTTGACGTTTCTTTAATTTTAATCATGTTTTAAATCTCCTTTTTACATTATTTTATTCTTCTGTTTCTGCTTATGCTTCTGTTTTCTGTTTTCTCGGTGGCATAACTTTTGCGTTCATAATGAATACCTGTTCTGGCATTCCGTAAAGAGTTTCAACAACTTCTTTGTCTACGACGTGTACAGCTTTGATTGTATCTGTCTCAATCAGCGGTTTTACTGCTTTAAGCAAAGCTTCATCGTCTTTGTAGGTTCTTGCCACTTCTACCGTTTCGTTAAACGGTTCTCCTGCTTCAACGTCTAAACACATGACGTTGGCTTTTGTTGATGTGATCGTTCTTGTGATCATAATTTCTCTTGCCATTTTCTGTTGCTCCTTTTTCGTTATTTTTTTGTTGTGTATTTGTATAATGTTTCATGTGAAACATTAAAAGTGTAATCTGGAATCGAACCAGAAGTGACATCAACAAAACAGGAAGAACAATGAGGGTTTATAAGATTGAATCATGTCACTATATCCAATATTTACACTAAGGTGTAGGCGGTAAGATTGAGTTACCGCCAATGGCAATGTAATAAATAGATTGGTTTGTGTAATTCTTTATTACATTTATAATTATAGCATATTTATACGAATATGTCAATTATAATTGTAAAAATAGTATGATAAAATATGCTGCTGGTAAGTCTTAACTAACTCATATGATAATTGACTAATTTTTACGTTGTCCGAAAGTTTAGATTGTACGTTTCGTATTTCGTAGTGAAATGGGTGAATCGGGTCGGAGTTGATGTGGACGCGGAGTGTGTCGTACTTATCTATGTTTACCCACACTTTTGAGTGTTTTAACTTTGATCGTAAAAATGTTGATATCTGTGTTTCAATTAATTTTTTGTAAGTCATTTTTAATACCTCTCTTTTAAGTATTTATGATAAACGTAACCACAGAAAAAACCATATAGTAGTAATGTTATTTCATGCATTATTGTTCACCTCACTAAAATACTGGGATAGGAGCAGCATAATAAATTAAAGAGTTAATTACGGCTATAATGTTAGTAATAGGCATACCAATAAAATCATTTTTACCACATGAATATGAATTAATTAACATATAACTTCCATCATATTCATCACCATCAATAACACAACTATTAAATACAATATTCACCTTATCATTATCCAACTTTAATAGTATAGTACCTCTATCAAAACTATACTCTATTTCTCGATAATCATAACCATTGATAATGTCTCTTTTCATTTCTTTGATACATTCGGTTTCAACATTTTTCTTCATTTTTGTTCCTCTTTTCTTTATTTTTATTTTGACCAATAGGTCAAAAGGTAAATCGGGACTCGAACCCGAATGAAAGCCATTTCTTTTTACCTGTCGATGTTTCACGTGAAACATTATAGTGTCAAGAAATAAATTTTATCCACTAGTGTTTCTTTGCGAATCCATTCATAACTGTCAGACCATTTTTCGATGTCATCCATAAAATAAATATTAATAAATCTAAATACTTCATGTGCGCACATTGCATATGATTTTGCAGACGATAAATCACCTTGATCATACTCTTGTAATGCTGATTTTGATAAACTTCTTACCTTTGAAATTAATTCGTCAATTGTAATATTTTGTTTAAAATTGTTTTTCATTGTTCTTTCTCCTTTAATTTTTTCATTCATGTTATCTACTTTAATCGTTTTGTTCTCACTTTCTTTTTCTGTGTCATTAATAAATTCTATTTTATTTATTAATGATAACCAATAAAATACTCTACCATTTTCCGTTACTAAAAATTCTTTATTAAGATTCTCAGTTTCATTAAAAATGTATGCTTTACATTTTACAGCATGACCGTCGATCCATTCATAAGTATAATCTTCAAATTCAGCATTTTCATCGAGATATTTGATAAACTCTTTTGTACTTAAAGATTTAATAATACTTTCTGTACTAGGCATAAAATTAACAATATACCTTGCATCATTTTCGTTCTTAAATTTCATTGTTTTGTTCTCCTTAATTGTTTGTTTTTTATTTTATTATACCATAAAATATA